AGCTAGGTTTGTATTACTAATGTTAGGAAAGTGGAACAGAACAACCCGATATAGGTTAGATTTCGAGTTACCTAAGCTGGTAGATGGTGTGGCGTACCGTAGGGCCCAGCAAGTAGGAGGACTTGTTGAGTTCATTGGAGAGGGGCCTAACATCGAGCCAATGCCCCCAACATTGACATCAGGGGAATCTTGGCGAACGCTATTGTCTTATGTAGCGCACAATGGTTTATATGGCAGTTTCTCAGTCGCCCTAAACGTCATCGTCTCTATGATGGCGCAGATGGTCCCGGCGACAGCAGAGGGACATGTCTGGCTTGATGAAGAGTTGCAAGTAGTGTTACCAAGGTTCGAAGCCGTACGTGGCAGGTACCCATTCTTCAACGAAGGCGAAAAAGCATTTGTATCACACAGGGCTTTGGCAGAATGGCGGATGTTAAATGCCAAGCAGGAGAGAATACTGCTCCTCGCCAACATATATGCGCAGGCATATCAAACAGGTCTAGCTGTACGGTCTCTACGCTATAATGTTGAGGAGAATCCGACAGATCTATTTGCTACGGAGTCTATGTTTGTGAGCCCCCAGATGTATCTGCCAGCTGCAGCGTCAGAAGCTTTAAGACATCCGATACCTTTAAGTGGTATGTCAGGAATAGCGTTCACGCACACCAACCGGCTTGATAGACCAGTTGCTGGGAGACGTGTTCGAGTTACTGCACAAGATGCGAGAGCTATAGCCAATTACGGAATAGTTGAAGAACACGACGTACAATACATAGTCGTCGAAAGAACACCTTTTGCCGGTGTGCCCACTTTGCTGTTACCGCTGAATCCATTTAAGGACGTGACACCCTTCACCCTGAGGGGGTCTATAGACGCGAGCAAGTTGGAGCGAAACAGGTTAGGTTGGAAAGCTACGCCGTATCAATTGTGGCACTGGGCATGGGCGAGTAGGCTATGTGGGTATGACATCAACATAAGCACGTCTACGCAGCTAGTAAATGGGAAACGGCCCTATGCACCGAACGAGTCATCTTGGACTTGGCCTCTGATGGTGAAAGATGAGTATTTGGGTGAAACAATTACTGTAACAGGTCTTGAACCCCGGCAGAACCGATTCATATCTCTCCCTCCCATACACGCTCAATTCTACCGAGGGACGGTTGACTTTAACTTTTCAATAACTTCTCAGATGGTTAGTCTCCCTCGGAGGGAACAGGCCGACATGATCTGTGAATACGGTGCGACCGGGGGGCTTACCTCACCTGCAACAGTCCGTATAATGGTTGGTCAACACCTAAGACAGCTTCGTGGCTTCATCGACAGGCGTGAGGCGGATTTTCAATTTGTCGAACGTGTTCAGGCTGGGGTGATCCCACCAGAGCCAGAGATACAAGATGCACGAGATGTGGGCGGAGACTAGAATCGCCCCGCGCGCAGGCTTTAGGTCCGAGCCCGGGCGACGAGGTTACGTTATATAACGTTGACCCGTCGCTGCCTAAAGCCGCTAGGGCTCACAATGGTGGGCGTAGAGCACCGAGGTCTCTACGGGCAGCGTCAAGCAAATTCATTCCTGTATTTGTTGCTGTCGGAGGTGCATACTTGTCCGTAGTGACAAGATCAAGAGCCACACATGTGCTGGTACACGTAGAGTATGATACTTCCACCTGGTACGGGTTGACTATGCTGAACGTGGGTCAAGGATCTGTACGGCTTTATAGCCAACGTTTGGGAGATGTAAGGTTGTATTATCTTGACGTAAATACAAACGTTGACACGCTACCACCGGAAATACGTCAAGCCGTGTCTGCTGCTTACTCGCAGGTTGATGGCTATGACTTCACAAAAAATAACAAGGCACAGATGATACGCAGGCTCTTTTCTACAGTACCCCGTACTGTACCTGAAATCAAGTGCGTCGAACCAGGCATCTTCGACCGGGCTGCTGTGAGTGGAGAACACCACACGCACCTCCGGCCCGAGGAGATATGGGACATAGCCAGACGTGACCCTTTGCGTCGAGAATTGTTTGCAGCGATGATGGAGAATTTGAAGGCAATGAAAGGAGTAACGGAGGCTTTTGCATCATCGGCATTGTTATACGTAGTCGTAGCTGGTCTGACTCAGGCGCGGATAGTTGCGTTTAGCTCTTACTTATGGACAAACGACTTAAGTATGACTATGGACAGACTCAAGGACGTATCCGTCAAGATGAAGGCATTGCACTCCAGAGATATGCTGGACCTGACTGAGTTATTTGAGCTGAACACGTTAGTCAACCGTGGATATGGTGCAGTCAATTGGCAAATGGAACGAGAGCATAGGCTAAACCCTGATGTGATTGATGTGGCGCCGGAGACAGTATATGCAAAGGCAGTGTCTGTATTCAACATGGGTGTCCGCCATGGATTCAAGTATAAACGCATGAGTCTGAGTGATTTTGCAGCAGCACGCTGGGAGTGGTCGCCAGCAGGCAGTGTACACTCACAACACGTGGCAGATGAGAAGTATATCAACAGAGACAGCTACCGGTATAGGACTAAGTTCGTGACGCTCAATAGCATGCCAATAGAACACGTTGAACAGATGTTTACACGTAAGCCAGCCATACGGGCCTGGGCATCAACTAAATATGAGTGGGGGAAAGAAAGAGCGATCTACGGCGTTGATCTAACGTCAGCAACAGTCGCACACTTCGCTATGTTCAACTGTGAAGAGGTGTTGAAGCACAGGTTCCCGGTGGGAGAAGACGCTGAGGCAGGTAGGGTACATAAGCGTCTGAAGACAATGTTGGAAGGATGTGATTCATTTTGTTATGACTT